ACTACAAGAAGGCTTATCGCGGACAGGGGCGTAGTCGCTAACAACAAAGTTGTGAGATACTAGCCCTATGGTCTTTTATAACTCATCATTCAGTTCCTTCGGTAATAGTTACGGAATAGATGGGATTCGTATACTCCCCGCAGATCGGGAACCCTGTCCTGTATGTGGACACCCCACAGGAGATTGTGCTGCGCCCGAAACAGAAGGGCCAGTAAGGATCATTGGCTTTGAGACAGACCTAGAAGGTAAAGAAGTCCCGCTTCACTTTGTTGAAGAAGAGGTATGGGAAGAAAGACAGATTACTCCATATACCAAGGCTCGTGTTCTGATATACAAGCGTGGGGACAAAATCACGCTTAGTGAAGCAAAAAGATTAGGTCTAAAGTAGACACTTTCCGTATTTTTTCCTGAAGTACAATCTTACTTCTACCCAAAACTACACAAGGAAAAATCATGGCAAGAATTACAGACGAACACAAGAAAAAGTACCAATCCATCACACCTCCTTGGGGATTCAACGGAATGGGTGAAATCGTTTTTCTGCGCACATACAGTCGCAAGAAAGAAAACGGAGACAGCGAAACACTTCCCGACACACTGCAACGCGTTATTAACGGGGCTATCGACATCGGCGTTGTGTATACACAAGAAGAAGCAGAACGCCTTTTTGATCATATGTTCAACCTGCGTTGCTCTTTCTCAGGTCGCTCACTCTGGCAACTTGGAACATCGCTCACACAAGAGTTCTCAGGAACGAGTCTCAACAACTGCTACTTCACCAACATTGAGAAGATTGAAGACTTTGAACTTCTTTTTGATTATCTCATGCTTGGTGGCGGAGTGGGCTTCTCGGTTGAACGCTCAAAGATTCATGACCTTCCTAAAGTCAAGAGCGCAGTCAGCATTACTCATGAGCGAACGAATGACGCAGACATCATCGTTCCCGATAGTCGTCAAGGATGGCGTCGTCTACTTCACTCAGTACTGAAGTCATACTTTGAAACAGGTCGCTCATTCACATACTCAACTATTCTTGTTCGCGAGTACGGAGCCCCGTTGAAGAAGTTCGGCGGAACAGCATCAGGACCAGGCGCACTCATTGACGGCATTGCAGACATTTGTAAAGTTCTTGAGAATCGTGTTGGCAAAAAACTTCGTTCTATTGATGTTTTGGACATCTGCAACATCATTGGTCGTATTGTTGTTTCTGGTTCATCGCGCCGTTCAGCACAGATTGCCATTGGTGACCCCGACGATGTTTTGTTTCTTCGTGCAAAGAACTGGGGTTCAGGTAATGTTCCCGCTTGGAGAGCAAACAGTAACAACAGCATCTACGCGGATGGCTACGATGAGATTGCTACGGAACTATGGAAGGGCTACGACGGAACTGGCGAACCTTATGGTTTAGTTAATCGTAAACTTGCTCGCAAAGTAGGAAGACTCGGGACTAGTAAGCCAGACAACACCATCGAGGGATATAACCCTTGTGCCGAGATTGCTCTTGGCGATGGAGAGTCGTGTAACCTTTCAACAATTTTCCTCCCGAATATTGAATCTCTTGAACAGTTGACCGATATCTCATATCTTCTCTATAAGACTCAGAAGCGCATTACTCGTATGAACTATCCGTATGAGAAGACAACAAAGATTGTTCAGAAGAATGCTCGTCTTGGTCAGTCGGTTACTGGCATTCTCCAATGCTCCGCAGAAAAGATTGCTTGGTTGTCTGATGCTTATGTAGCACTAGAAAGTCTTGATGCTGTTCATTCAAAAGATAATGGGCTTCCTATTTCTGTTCGTTTGACAACTGTTCAGCCTTCAGGGTCTCTTTCTCTTCTTCCCGGTGTAACTCCAGGTATTCACCCAGCATTTGCGCCCTACTACATTCGCCGTGTTCGTTTCGGTTCTTCTGACCCGTTAGTTGATGCGTGTCGTAAGCGGGGCTATAGAGTGCAGTACGACGTTGGTATTGATGGTAGGGAAGATCACACTCGTTTTGTTGTTGAGTTCCCGTGCGAGTCACCTGAGGGCTCTGTACTCGCCAAGGATATGACTGCTGTTTCCCAGTTAGAGTGGGTGAAGAAGATGCAGACCGAATGGGCAGACAATGCTGTTTCGGTGACTGTGTACTATCGCAAGGAAGAACTTAATGAAATCAAGGAATGGTTGTCAAAGAACTACGATGACTCCGTTAAGTCAGTTTCCTTCCTCCTACACACTGACCACAACTTCCCACTTCCTCCGTATGAAGAATGCACAAAGGAAATGTATGAGAAGACTTTGAGTAAGATTGACTTCTCAGTCCCGTTGCACCGTCCTGCATTTGACGGGTTGGTTGAGTTGGACGACTGCGCTACTGGTGCTTGTCCAATAAAATAACAATAAAAACTTGACATCGGTGCTGATAGGCGGTAGTATGTATGTATGGAAACAGACATCATTACTACCCTTATCAGTACTCGTGCAGAGTGGGTTAGTAAGGCGGCTTGTAGGGGGCTGGACCCTGAGTTGTTTTTCCCTGAGCCAGGCGGAGCCACAAAGCACATCAAGAAAATATGCCTATCCTGCCCTGTCTCTCTTGAATGTCTTGAACACGCCATTGTTCATAAAGAGAATTTTGGTATTTGGGGAGCCACTAGCGTAGCAAAGCGACGCGACGGAAGTGTAGCCATCGCTGATCTCAAGAGACGACTAGCAGAGGTGGAAGCAATGAAACTCAATCCCGCGGCTCGTAGGATCAAGTTACGCAAAATTCGTAGTGCTAGCCTCTGATTCTGGTATTGCATCGTAGGCAAAATTCAGCCCACGGATAATAGCGACGCATGTTTGTAGGGTGCGAACAGTCAAGAATGTCTATTACTTTTGCATTCATTACATCACGAATGAACTGAGCGAGACTCTTTCCCTCTTTGTTGGCTGCGGTTTTCCATCGTTCACGGTCGTTTGAGTTTGCTCGTACGATGATTTGCGCAACAGCGGGGCCGTCGTCATCGCTGATCCCCGCACTAATGGTTGTATCCATGGTTTCTGCAAGTTTATCTACTGCCGCCTGAATATTGTTATCTTCGCTCATGATTCAATAACCTCCACCCCTGACTCTAGCGCAAGTACCTCTACTGCGTCAGTAACTGTTCTTTCTCCAAGCAGTTGGTCAATCATCTCCTGTGAAATCACTCCAGAGCGACCCATAACCTCCAGTAAGCCCCGTGCTTCTGCTTCTGGGTTGAATAGGCTGAGTGGCTTGGCTTCCGTCTCACCGACAATTGTGGACTTAATGGAGTCTCTTTGGGTGACATCCATCTGGATACTGACATTATTCTGCTCCATACCAAGAAGTAATGAGCGTTGCTTCATAATAGAAAGAACGGTCTGTACTGCCTTCATATCTGGCTCTACTTGTATTTCGGTCCCGTCGTCTGTTCTTATCTTGCGGTGCTGAGTCATTGGCCAGAGAGCAGACTGAAGTGCATCTAGGCGCTCTAGTTCTAGTCGCAAAACCTCTGGATATGCCATCAAAGTTTCACGATTTAGTTTTTCTAGTTGACGCTGGATGGCTTTTTGTACTACACTGACACTAACGCCGAACCTTTTAGCGATATCGGAAGTAGCAACACCAGCCTGACGCATCTTGAAGATACGGGAATCCCTCTCGGCGAGGAACTCTCTTGTCATTACTTTTCCGCCTTCACTCATGAGGGCACCTACCTTAACGGTTCTTTAAAGGTCAAAGTCTCAAAGGGAAACTTTTTACCTCGCTTCATCTTTAGGGGCCAATGTCTCTCATCTCGTTCTCCACGAAAATGCTTTACATCGTAGACATATTCTCCCATAGAAGTAGGGTCCTGTTGTAAAGATATGCCGAATTCTGGCCAACGAGACCAAACAGCCGAACCAAACGGGCGCAAGTTGCGGGACGTCTGGGACTCCCCAAGAGGAGCGTGGTGCTCTAACCATAAGGCGCAACCATATACCGCACGCAAAGTATCAAGGTATCTGACAACTTCAATAGCCACTGCTTCAGAAGTTCTATTGCCAGGATCAATGAATGACTTGTACAGAGGACCCAAAATCAGAAGTTCTGGCTTTGCCCGATCAAGATATGACTCAAGCAACAGCCGATCAGTCGCCAAAAGAAGATTTAGTCCATCTGGCTTGATGACCAATTCTGCCAAAGATTTCTTTGCATACCCATATGACAACGCAGCCCCGAATATGCTTCGCGACGAACGACGAATGATCCTCTCAGGGTTTTCGAGGTCAATGGTCAAGGTCCTGATCGGATTCATTCTTTGGAAAGTGAAAGGCTGAACGCCGAGAGAGGTCAAGATCGCAACCTGACGAGCAAGCATCGTTTTTCCCACCCCCTCGGCAGCAACAACAATAACTCGCTCTCTACGCTCTAATAGATTTGGGATCACCCAATCGTAAGCATCGTCGCTTGATTCATTAACGAAAGACTGCCAATCAACCATGCGACCAGGGTTTAGCGGGGCGTCGGAGCCAGCAGAAGAAATCAGAAGATTTGCACGATTAATAATAGCGTTGGCGGACATGTCATCTTTGGAAAGAAGAAGTCGCAAACGCTCTACGGTTTCTTCAACCTTAGTCAAGGGTCGCTCATCTACTGTTTCTGTTGTTTGTGGTGGCTCTACTTCTTCTTCGTACTCTGCTTCGGGCGTTTCCTCTAGTGGGATGCAATCAATATCTTCAGGTACAAGAACTGCCAGGTCCATGGTGTCTCCACCAGTAAGAAGGAAGTCGGTGATGTCCTTTTCTCTTGGACATACCCACGCCTGAACATCGCAACCCGCTTCTTTGAGTTCATTCTTGACTGCGACTGCGTGTTTCCGACCGACTTCATCGTTATCCGCAACAATATCTATGGTTGCTCCTGCGAGCGCCTCGGTATGAATGCGAAGCCACTTACCAGCCCCGCCGGGCATTGTGGTAGCAACTTCACCCAAGGCGATTAGAGTCTCGGCATCCTTTTCACCTTCAACAACCCAAATGGTCTTTCCTTTTTTCTTTGCTTCAATAACTGCTGGAAGATTATAAAGAACCTTAGGAGTGTCGCCTAGTGCGTAAACAAAACCGCCCGCACCATCAGGCTTGCGTTGACGAAACTCTTTCTGACCATCTTCGTTAACAAATCTAAGTTTCTGAAAAAGCAAGTTGCCATACTCGTCGGTGTAGTCGTATTCATTTGTCAATGTCAATTTTGATTTAGGTTTAATCTTCAAAGGCGGTTTCACCTTTGTTTCTTTTTTGGGGCGGTCCTCTAAAAACTTTTCGTATGACTGCGTGCGACGCTCAGGTGAAATCAAATCAGAAAGCGTAAGACCAACTGCTTCGCAAATCTCTTTCGCTCCGCATCCCAAGCCCCGATGACAGTAAACAAGAATTGATCCGTCGCCTGATTCACTAACACTCATTGATGGATTATTGTCGTCGTTACGACATGGACAACGAGCATCCCACCCCGAACTCGTTTCCTTTACTCCGCTCAGTCGGCTAATGAATTCTTCAGTGTGTTGTTGCACGATTAAAACCCAAACTTAGTTCTTGAATTGATGGACGGAGGAATGGAATCTTGTTTTTTCTGCGGATTGATTCTTGCTCAGATTCAGAGGTGCCGCCCCAAATACCATGTCGCTCCCAAGAGAGTGCGTATTCCAAACATTGAACACGGACGCCACATGTTGAGCAAATCCGTATTGCTTCTTTCATGTTCTTTCTTCCTTCGCGAATTTCTTCTAGGCTTGCTTCGTAGACATTTAGGTTGGGAAACCAAATACCTATTGGCTGACCCACGCAAGCCCCGTTACTCGGCGGCGCTGATGCCACTGCTTCCATTAGTTTCCCCATCCGTTTGTCATGCGCCGTACATCTCTTGCAGAAAGAAATATGTAAGCCGAACCAATTTGCAAATTTCCTGTCACGTCGTTTGAGTTGAGTTGTATCGCTTCAAGCGGTATACCAAAAACTGACGCAAGTGATGCTTTCACCTTTGCAAGTTCTATTTCATGTTGGCTCATTGATTCATCAAAGTCAAGTATCTCGGGGCTAGGAAGTGAAAGATTTTTTAACTCTTCATTTTTTTCTTGTGCTTTAACACACCAACTGCATGCAATCTTTATTGCGCGTGATGCACGAAGAAGAATTTCCGAGTGACCACACTCAAGAACATGTTCGTACTTTGTTGTTCCCCATCCGCCAGTCTTCTTGATTTCTTTAATCAATTTCTTTGGTGCTTGGCGCTTACTCATCGATCAAGATCATAGAACAATACGCAGAACAAGTGGTGGATATAAAAAAGAAACCCGCCCTTGTGAGGCGGGTTCTTTTCCGAAAGACTTTCCGTAATTGGTTCACCTGTTAGTGGACAAATCAGTCTTTCGTATACTGCGGATATGTGGCAGTAGTTCTTTTGTCAAGTGTTCTCTCATGGTAACACTTATTGACAGTTTTGTCAAATGGAAACTTTTTCTCGGATGAGTGCAGCGAAAGAAATGTCTCGTGACTTTGCTTCGCTTGAAAGTTTCTCTACTAATGACTGAGGGAATGTAAGGGTCACTCTTCGTGAGTCCTCGTTATCAACGAGGCGAGGGCGTCCCTTTCCTTTTTTATTTTCCATCAGAATGGTTCCTCGGTTTCAGTGATCGTCGGAACGGTTGCAAGTCGTGGCGATGTTGCCTTCTTTGCTGGAGTCCCGCCTTCTGCGCTACGACGCTTGCGCTCAAATGATTCGATTGAGCGAGCCTGAATACCGATATTGTCTGCGACAAGTTCAATGGCTGAACGCTTGGTTCCATCGTCTGCTTCCCATGAACGCTGTTCAAGGCGACCAGTAACGATTAGTCCAATTCCCTTTTCAAGGATGCTTGCTGCGTCTTCTGCTGTGTAGCGCCATGCAACGACATTAAAGAAGGAAGCCTTTTCCTGCTTTTCGCCCGCCTGGTCTGTCCAGTAGTGGTTGACGGCGATTGAGAATGTCAGTTTTGCTTGTCCGTTTGCCAAGAACTTTAGTTCTGGGTCGGAAGTGACATTCCCAATCAGTGTTGACTGTGATTGGCTCATTTTTCTCTCTCCTCGTGTTCGGGGCTGCGCCCCATCGGTGACGAAATTATCACAGTTGGAGAAACAGTGCAAGACTAAATGAAGATTTATTTATTTATTTTCCACTTGACTTATTGTGGAGAGTATGATAATATAGTGAGATGAAAACAGAACACGAAGTACGACTCGCCCTTATTGGGCATATCAAACAATTATTCCTTGATATGAACGACCCAGGCGACTGGACTGCTTCAGAGATTGAGGAAGCAGATGTCCAAGCAGAGGATTTTGCCGACTGGGTGTTGGATAGTCTCAACGCTAAAGTTGAAGAAATCGGTGACAATAATACTTTCACCCTCCGCTGTCAGATGGTTGACGCCAAAAATTTCATAGATTCCAAGACTGCAGAACCCCTGGTCAGCGACACAAATTTGTAAAATCACCCCAAGTGGTTCACTATTTCGTAATCAAATGGTAATATTTAGATGGCGCACCTGCTAGTGTTTGCCACACGGGGACCAAGTCTCCAGCCGTATCCACCAAACACAGGAGACAAATGAATCATCCGCTAAGACTTCTATTTTCAATCCCCGCCATACTTCTCACTCTTGCAGTAGGAGTTAATGCTCAAGGAAAGGAAGAACAAAGCGCGATATCAGTAACGACAACTGTCGCCCCTGCCGTCTCAACAACGACACCGCCGACAACTGTTGTTCCAGTCACTACAACGACTGTGGTCACGCTCCCTGAAGGCTTCTCTCTGCCGACACTTCCTGCCGATGTGCCTTGTCAAGAATGGGCTCAAACGGCACTTGATGCTGGATGGCCTTGGCATCTACTCCCCGAACTTCTCCGTGAAGTGTGGAACGAGTCTCGTTGCGAGAATGTCATTGAAGGTCACCCGCAATGGAATGGTCACGACCGAGGACCTCTCCAAATCAACAAAGTTTGGCTTGATGACATTGAAGCAAAGTACGGCACTTGGGAAGTAGTTAATATTCCTGCCTACAACTTTGCTTGGGCGTGGGAAATGTATAGATGGTACGACGACCACAAGGGCTGTGGATTCATCCCTTGGTCACGGAAATGCAAGTGAGGGGAAACAAAATGAGATTATTTCATAAATGGTTTATAGGAGTTAGTTTGGCTTTCCTTGTTGTGGTCGTCGCTACCTGCGGGACCGAGGGCGGGAAAGTTAAAGCAGAGAAGCCCACGGAGACTGTTGCCCCCATTGACCTTTCGGGAGTCAACTGGACCGAACTAGCCCGCTTCATGTATGGCAGATGCGGTGAGTATCACGACCTTGCTATTTCAGTTGGCTGGACCGAAGCACATTGGAAGAAGTTGAGTTTCGTCATGTACCGTGAATCGCGTTGCAACACGATGTCTTTCAATAAGACTGACCCTAACGGCGGAAGTCGCGGGCTTATTCAAATCAACGGCTATTGGTGCAAGAAAAATAAATACAACCCAACTGGCTGGCTTCAGGCAAAGGGAATACTCAATACCTGCGAAGACTTGTTTATTCCTGAAGTAAACCTTCGTGCGGGGCTGGCGATGTGGAACTATAGCCAACAGCACAACAAGTGCGGATGGCGACCTTGGGCAACTAGGTGCTAAGTTACTGAGTGATGAGTAACGAAGAAAAAGAATCCACTGCCCAGACTTTACGCTCCCTTGCCTTTGTTATGCGGGGAGCGGAAGAAATGTCGTATGCGGTCAAAATCACTCCCGAATTCCTTGAATCTGTAGCCGACGAACTTGACGGCGTAAATAGTCTCAAGATATACGCTAGTGATGGGGAATTGGTGTGTAGTATTGATGAACCTTTGGCGTCGTCAATAATGAACGCTGCTGCCAAGCACTACATAGAGAGCGCGCTAAGGGAAGCGTTAGAAAGTCCCAACTACTAAATAAAGGCGGTGCCTCATGTCCCTCGTTTTCTACCTAGCAGGTGTTTTGTCTGGTTACATCACATGGAGGCTCGTCTCAGCCCCGTATCTATGGGATGCCGAAGACGAAGCAAAGTCATGGCATCGCCAGTGGGAATCCCTCAAGAAAGAAATGGATCGTCAAGCAGAAGATTGATAAGTACTATTGCTTTTTCTGTTTAGTTTCATTATTCTTTAAGCATGACAATAAATACCAAAATAAACACAGAATGGTTTGAACTTGCTATTTGTCGTGGAAAATTAGACTTATTCTTTCCCAGAGTTGCAGAAAGACCAGAAGCACGAGTTCGCCGTGAAGCCGAAGCCGCCATGATTTGTCGGCAATGTCCCGTATCTATAGAGTGCAGAGAGTACGGCAGGAATAATCACGAATACGGCTTCTGGGGCGGAGAAACCGAGATGGAGCGCCATGATGCAGGATTTGATTTGCCTGCAGTTATTGGTATTCGGAATAGAAAAGTTTTAAATAAATCCACCTAAGGAGGTTGACAATCTGTTCGTTGTGCGCTAAAGTGTTCCAAAGAGATTTATCCAAGGAGTAAGAACATGGCACACGAACTAGATTCAACAAGAGCGGGCAAAATCCGTATGGCTTATGCGGACCACGAGGTCCCATGGCACCGTCTTGGGACGCCCATGAAAGGGCTCCAAACTGCAGAAGCAATGCTGGAAGCCGCTGATGCCGATTTCCACGTGGCTATTGCTGGAGTCGCTGCCGTTGATGTGGACGGACAGGTAATTCTTGACCTTGATGGGAAACCACTCATGGTTGAGGATAGTCGCGCAACTGTTCGCATTAATAAAGACGGAACCTATGACGCCCTGTCCACCGTGGGCACACGCTACGTCGTTCAGCAAAACCTTGACTGCCTTAATAGAGCCCTAGATATCGTCAACTCACGAGGCGACGCAATTGTAGATACATGTGGTGTGCTCAAGGGTGGTCGCGAATTCTTCGCTTCAATTGACCTTGGTGGACTGATCATCGATCCAACGGGAGTCAACGACAAAATTGAACGTTTTCTTCTTGTACGTAATGGTCATGATGGCAAGACCCCAATTACATATGCAAATACTTCCGTTCGTGCGGTATGCAAAAACACAGTCATGGTTGGGATGAAGTCGGCACTTCGTGTATTCACCGCGCGCCACACACGCAATCAAGACGCCGCGATCAGTGAGGCAAAGAGCGTTTTGGAATTGTCAACAGAATGGGCAGAAGAATTTCAACGAACAGCAGAACTTATGCTCTCAATTAATATTCCCGACAGATCACATAGCCTGGACAAAATTATCAACACCGTATTCCCAACACAAAAGGGAGAAACGGATCGTCAAAAAACAAATCGTGAAGAAATTATCTCAGTTGTTCGTGGCTTGTATCCGTCAGCAAAAAATGCTGGAGGCTTTGGATATAACGGTTGGGCTGTGTATAACACGGTCGCCGAATACTTTGATCATTATCGTGATGCAAAACCCACAGAACGAGCCATGTCATCAATGGACCCAAACTCATGGGTCACCAAGAAGAAGCACGAAACGCAGTCTGCAATCCTGTCCCTAATCTGATCCCTCATATGCGACAATGTACTGAGACTCATTTTATGAGAGGATGGTGTTCGCATGGACGAGAATTCCGACGAACAAGATGAAGAAATGACACGGGGGGAGATGCTTGATTTTTTAGGCGACTTCTTAAGCCAACACCGTGATGCCAATACTCTTTACCGAGACCATTTATGTGCAATCCTTGTTGCTCGCGTTCACGATGAGTTTGGTAGCGAGGGACTCTGCAATGTAATGAGCCAGATGGACTTGAAAGCCAATTGGGTGTCTGACATTATATTTGAAGCATCGGATTTTGATAATTCACTATTCAAGCGACACGGGACTTACGACGATGAGATTGTTGAGAAAGCCCGCAATACAAAAGCAATGATTGAATTAAATAAGAAGATTTGGCGCCTTCGTCGTCGTTACGCGAATATCATCGTTGATGAAGTCATGGAACAAAAGAAAGTCGCCGAAGTAAAGGAACTAAAGGAAGAATAATGTCTCGCTTTTGGGGTCGCATTATGAAGATGGTTCCTCCTTTCAAGGGGAGTAAGGAAGATGCTCAAAAGAACTTCCTAACACACACTTGGCGCACTGTTGATCTTGAACAACGCTTTGGTATTGCTAACTTAGGGAAGGTCGTTGAGTGTTCTGTATGTAGTGTTCTTTCTGAAACTACTTCCGCAGAGTGGCCCTGTGGCGAAGCCCCGGCACCCATCAACTTTAACGACATCGCCGACAGTTACTGATCAGCCTGGTTAAATGCGGAGCCCCACTTGTCGGGGGGTGACGAGTGGGGCTCAACGCTTACGAGGGAGATGGGGGTTTCCCTCTTGGTACATACTACCGTACTCTCCAACGAATGTCAATGTATATACAAAGATTCTTCAATTAATTTGAAAATAATATTTGATGCATCATTATCGTCAAAGACAATGTCGCCTTCAGTTGCTACATTAACAATCTTTCGCTTCTGCTCAATAAGGGCGTAGATGTCTTCATCAATCGTTCCGCTCGTCATCATGTAAGTAGAAGTAACGGAACCCAACTGCCCAAGACGGTGGCACCGAGAATAAGTCTGATCCACATCCGCTGGAGTCCAAGGCAACTCAACAAACAAAACTTCCTGTGAGGCTGTGAGTGTATGTCCAGTCTTCGCTGCCTGAATAGACAGCACGATCACCGGGGCTTCGTCGCACGAAAGAGTTTGAAACTTATGTTTAGCGTCCTCAACATCATTGACATCCATCCCCCCTTGAATCTTCAAACCACCAAAACGATTCGCTATCTCATTAACGATGTCTCTGTGGTGGGCGGCGACTACGACTTTTCTCCCCTGATCAACTCGTTCTTTGATCCATTCTTCTACGACGGGCATCTTTGCTCGTGCGGCAATCTTACGAAGAACACTCATTTTTACTAGATGTTCATTCGCTTCTGCTCTGAGACGAGCCGATACCGCAGCAGCCCCGATTGGCAAGCCGAGTTCTTTAGCAATCTGCTTTGCTCGTTCAACAAGGTACGCAATAATGTCTGCTTCAGCCTTTGCGTATTCTTTCATTGCCGTCGGAGAACCCTCTACCGTTATGGGCGCATGCACTACTGGAGGAAGGTCAGTCATGACTTGGTCTTTTGTTCTTCTGATGTAACAAACTGAACGAAGTTTCTCATTGAGTTCTTCTAGGTTGGAGTGACCCTCAAGGTGCCATTGTCCCCATTTGTCTTTGTGTGCTCCGCAGTAGCGACGATAAAAACCCCACAGCCCACCAAAGTTATCCAACTGACCGAGAATATCTAGTTGTGGTGCGTATTCGGCGGGTCGGTTCGTGACTGGAGTCCCGGTGAGACAGAGAACAACTGCACTCTTGTTTGATTTAGTCATCTTCTTTGCGGACTTTGTGCGTTGTGCATCAGGAGATTTGCAATAATGCGACTCATCAAACACGTAAGAATTGTGGTTGTAGAGTTGCTTTTCCCACGCCGTTATGTTAGGATATCCAACGACAACGACATCGTATGTTCCGAACATTGGAATCGTTTTACGATCCCTGATGACTTCCACGATTCGTTCAGGGAAAAACCTGTTGTATTCCTTCTTCCAGTTCAGTACAAGACTTGAAGGGCAAACAACAACGGCGGGATAACACGGGGCTGTGTCCTCTGTTTCAGACCGTAGATGTAGTGACTCTAGGGTTGCCATTGCTTGAATGGTCTTGCCCAGTCCCATTTCGTCTGCAATAAAAACTCTCCGTGCATGCGAGGCGTAAGCAACTCCTGCTCTCTGGTAAGCAAGGAGTGTCCCATTGAGGGTAGGAATATTGATTTCAGCATCTGTAGAACGGCTTGCATCAATGAGGACATTGAGTTCCACCTTCATCTTGTCAGCAAGAACAGTAACTTCTTCGGGAACATTCTGTCGGAAAGTTGTCGCCCACTTAATCGCTGTCTCTAGTGAGGTCAACGGGGCTTTCCACGCCTTGCTCTTCGTGTCCCAAGTTATTCCTTCAATCTGTTTGACTGAGCGAATCATTACAGGGTCGTAGCGAAACGAAAGAAAGACGAAGTTCCCTTTGATGCTCATGCCATCGCCAGGGTTTCTGTGCGTCGGTGTATTGAATACGAGTATTTCGTCGGCTATGACGAAGTCGTGTTTGATTGCGAAGTCACGAATGAATGTGAGGCTCTTTGCTGGGACTCTCCACACCTTCGCTACTTTGTCCCACTTAGCC